TGCAAGGTTTCCTTGAGGCGTTGTTCCTTCAACCGTAGGAGCGGTTTGGGGTACAGAGTAAATGTTAATTCGAGTTGAACCCTGACCGAGTAGCTCCGGCCGCTGTAAGCGGAAGTCAGGTGATATAACACCGAAGCGTGAATAGATGGCCTCGACGTAGCGTGTACCGCCGCGAGCATCTAGTTCTAGAATTTGTTGATAGAGCGCTGCCTGTCGGAGAGCGTTGATTGTAATGGCTGTAGCGTCGCCAAGATCGGCGACCAGTCCGCCTCGAGGATCGAGGGAAACGGCGTAGCCGTCGGCGGAGTTAAGCATTACTGTATCTGTGCCGGAGGCAAAGGTATTAAGGTTTCCGCCAGCAAAGGCGTCACCGTTGAGTCCGTCTTGATAGAGTGTAAACGCCGGAGCGTTTGATACCCGTAGTACGGGTGCAGTACCGCCAAGCGGTAATGTGACGGGATCTCCCTTCTGAGGCCAGGGTAGGCCTGACGTAAAGTAGTCTTTACGTTTGTTTCTCTTTCTGAGTGTGTAAATAGCAGGATCGTCTGGACCATCCCCTCGTAAGACGGTGAGGGAGTCCTGAAGGTTTTCGTCGCGAAACCATTCGTTCCAGATTAAGTCTAACGCACGGTTCCATAGAGCTTGAATGTCTGCGATGCCGTTAACTTTTGTAGGTAGACCCATGTAGTCATAGATTGACTGTTCCGTAAACCCGGTCGTCGAAAGCGGAGCTTTGGTTTTATCGAGTACGGGTACGGTGTAGGCGACCGAGTCGCCTGGATCTGTTTGCTGGCCTTGGAATCTTTTCCAGTTGTCCCATACGAGACGATTGGGACAGAAAAACCAGAAGGTTTCGAAATACAGATTGTCCATCAAAGGTTTAATGGGTGTCGCCATTCGTACAAAGGCTGTCATTTTCAGGTTGACATCGTCACCTGGTAATATCTCGTCCAGAAATGCTGGAATCAGATAGTCCTGATCAAACGTTGTTCGCATCGTGAAGTCGCGTTTGAAAGAAGAACGCGGGATCGCCATATGGGCGATATTGTTGAATTGATTGATCTGGGGTCCTTGGACGTGCATATCCTTAGCCATTTTAATCCTTTATGGTTTTACAAGCTTTTTCAGCTTGGTTGGTAATTTGAAGGCTTTTCCGAATTGGTTCCCAATATCGAGTATTGAGGATGCAGAGTTGGCTCCCTGGGAGACCAGACCCATGATGTTGTTGAGTTCGGCGTAATCGCCGTCGGCTTGCGCCTTTCTTACGAGAGATGGGAGCATCTCTTCGATCTGTTTGGTTTGGATCGCTTTCGCTTTTGCCTCAGCGTTAGCTGAGATTGTTTGAGCGGCCATAAGGCCCGCTTGTGTTGCTTTGTTGGCAGTGTCTGCCTGGGTGTTTGAAATGCCAGCATCGATTTGCTGCATTTGTTTGGACTGCATTCGCATTCCTATTGCTGTGTCAACACCTTTTGAAATTGGGCCAGATTTGTCTGTGACCTGTCCCATTGCGCCTGAGGGAGTGGAGGACCCATTTCCTAGTGCGCTTAAGATTGGATTGAGTCCGGCTTTGCGTAGGTCGTCAACCTCGCGTTGATGAGCCGTATTGGACATTTCTCTCTGAAAGTCCATTTGGTTATTGGCTTGTTTTGCGGAGGCATCGTCTGACGATTTAGCTCCGACAAGTCCTAGCCCACCGGAGATTACCCCGGTGAGTATTGATCCGGTAATAGGGTCCATTATAGCCGGATTCCGCCGCGAGCGGCTCTGTAGCTAGGTGTGTTTTTTTTGTGCACGCGCGAAGCGCGGTGTTTGAATTTTTTTGCGGATTTTTTAAAGTTCACTCTGTGGGCCATTTAAGTCTCCTTGGTTGTTTTTAGTCTCGGCCATTCTGCCCGAGTTGTGTAGTGTTTTTGTGTGGTGTCAGTCCGGATTATAATTAACAAGTAAGATATAATCCGGACTTAACCCAAAATTTGTAGTTTTTTGTAACAATAATTTTTGTTGTTACGTTTGTGTTAAGGGAAGGTGCTTCAGCGCCCTTCCCTAACACCCTTCCACTGACCTTCCAGGTGCCCTCAGATGCCGTGGATGGCTTTACTGGGTCTTCGTGACCCAGGGATTGCGCTTTAAAGCGCGTATTAGGCTCGCTATTGAGCGTTCGCTCGCCAGGGTATGTTGTTTATTGGGTTTGCGCCTGATGCGGCGCTAAAGCCCGACTGGGGTACCAGTCGAGCTTTCTGTTTTAGTCCTCGTCTTGATCGACGGGATCTGGTTGTTTTTTCGGCTTTGCTTTTTTTGGACCAGTTCCTTTGGCTGATTCGTCGTTTTGTTCGTCGTTTGTAGCCTTGGGTTGTACTGCTTCTTTTTTAAGCTTATAGCCGAATTTTTGTTGGATCTCTTTTGGGATAAGATCCAGCTGTTTTTGTGTGAATTCTTTTTGTCCATTGAGGAGTTGCTCCTCAAGTTGTTCTTTCTGAATTCTGAATTGGACTGCGTCCATTGTTGTGTCGTCGTACCCATATTTGGTACTGCCGCCACCTCGTACTTCGCGTCCGCGAACTACGTTTTTTAGCATGAGATTAATATCGCAAGAGTCTTTATGTTCTTGCTCTGTGAGTGAGTCGCCCTCGGTATAGTAGGCGAATTTGCTGGGTTGGTATTTGACTGCCATTAAGACAGTCCTACGTGAGGTGCCACGTTTTCAAATGCTCCTGTTTCGTCGTCGTAAAGCGCGACTTGGAACATTTGGTAGTCCTCAGGATTGAGGCCGTATTTGGTTTCTGGTTTGCTCTTGAGAGTTTCGAACTCTCTTATCGCAGTTCCCACATGGCGAACCATGATGGGTGTATCAAAGAGGGCAGTTTTACGATCGTATATAGCTATGACTGGTTGTTTCATAGGATTCTCCTTTTGTAGGAAGAACCTATATTTTTCTCTTGGTGTCAGTCAATGCTTTTTGTGCCTCTTCTTTTTGCTGCTTGCGCAGTCTAGTTTCTGGCTTTTTAGCCATTGCGAAATCAGATTTTTGGTCTTTTAAGATTTCGTAAGTTTGAAGATCGTGTTTCTTAAGATCTTCCATATAGTATTTTGGGATTTTTTGTTTGACACCACCATTGGTAAGATAGCCCTTTTTCAGGGACTTACTTTGGCGCATATGAGCGCCGATACCAGGGTTTCGTGAAGATTCCACGAACTCGTGTGCTACTTCGTAGGTAATTCCGTCGCATTCGATGACGAGCGGTTGAAGTTTTTCTTTCCTGGTTTTTTTCTTGAGGATGTATTTGTAGATGTAGGCAATTGAACCGGGAGTTGCGTACCCGAATTCAATGTGTCCATGGCCCCAAAGTCCTGTAAGGATTTTTGAGATATAGACTTGATGTCCTTGGTCAGTTTTGTAGTGCTTCTTTCTATCCAGAAAGTCGCAATTGTACAGAACGCAGTGATAATGAGGCCGATTAGTTTGAGTTCCATATTCCCCGCAGTATGTCTGTCTTATCGGGTTATCGGCCGTTGAATTAAAGTATTTTTTTACGCGTTTGATGAAGTCCTGTACGTGTTTTTTTTTGAGACTGTTGTCTGGCGGCAGGTGTTCTTTGTCGTAGGTCGCTGTGATGAACACGGATGAGTCCCAGCGGGCCAGTTCGCGGGAACCGCGAACTGCCCACTGGGTATAGTAATCTTTTTGGCATTCGGGACACTTTCCGCAAGGTAGTTTTATTTCTTTAAGTCCTTGCTTTACGCCTTCCCATCCAAAGATGGGACGGCCGCCTGAAGGATTTTCGTATGCGGTGTTTTCCCTCGTGCACATGTTACAGCCTGTCAATTCCAGGGTTGGATCTGATAGGCATTGGGCGTACGTGGGTATAGTTAAACGAAGCGTCCATAAGGAAGCTTGGTTCGGTGTTTACAGCCAGAACTCGGGCCATAGGCACGGATTCTGTGATAAACGAAGAGTTGAGAACAGGGAGAGCTCCGAATTGTTGGCTGAGGTGACAAACATCGAGAGTACCAGTCGCGTTGCTTCTGAATTTCCCTGTAATCTGAGAATTTTTAAAGCGGTACTCGGCGAAGCGTTCAGCGTAGCAGAATACTTCGAGGTCGGCTAAGCCGCCGCCGTCGTCGCCTTGGGTATAGATTTCGCGGTTAAGAACCGCTTGTTCACCGAGCCCATTAAGTAGCGGCTCGTAGTAATCGAGACGCGTTTTCCGGGTAAACATACGGGGCAAGCCCTGTTGGTAGGTGAGATCAGCGCGAACGTTCATAAGGCCTATGAGCATGCCATGTTCGGTTGCTGAATATCGGCAGCCGTGGCCGCCGATGTTTGCTGTACCAAACGCTGCAAGGTTTCCTTGAGGCGTTGTTCCTTCAACCGTAGGAGCGGTTTGGGGTACAGAGTAAATGTTAATTCGAGTTGAACCCTGACCGAGTAGCTCCGGCCGCTGTAAGCGGAAGTCAGGT